GCAACCTACCTCCAGTATTAAATGACCCACCTAAAAAAGACTGCTCATCAAATAATGGTTGGTTTGCATTAGCCCTAATTCGAGCAAAATCCTCTGGTGTCATTCGCTGATAGCTTGGAGGCTGATAGAACGGAGATTCTGGAGAACCTAATTGGTAAGGCAAAGCAGCTTGAACTTCTGCCATTGTTGGTTCAGGGTTTATATTAGGAGCAAACGGGTTGCCACTTGATTGCTCCGTACCACCACGTATTATCCGTCCTGAAGCATCCCGCCTAAGCGAAGTATATTGTCCTGTTGATTTTGGCGAACCATCAGCATAAAACTGAAGTTCCCCCACTGGTTGATTTGTATATTGATTTACACCCTGAGCAGTGTTGTAAGAACTTTTTCTAGTTGAGTCATATGCAATATCATTTATGTTAGTTGGCAAAGACCCTGATGTAATATTTCCTGTAATTTCAAAAGGGTTTCCTATAAGAGCAGCAGGAATACCAACTCTAGCAACTTGAGTTATCGCTTCTTGCGGTGAAGATGCGTCAACAGATACTGAAGAGTTGCCACCGACACGCGCTCTATAATTAGCAGGGATTTGAATAAGGTACGTTGCCATTAGACTTTTCCAAACGGAGTTAGCGCATATACGTTTTTCTTAGTGCGCTTCTTGGGTTGCTTTACTTGAGGTATTTCTTCCATACCTTTGAAACTGTTTTCGACTTGTTTTAGATAACGCTTTGCAGAGTCATCAAAACTTAAAAAAGCCATTTCTAACGGGTGTGATCTTTTAGCCATAACTACCCTCTAGCCCCTGGTGAAATATCTGCGCCAGGCACTCTAACATTACCTGATCGTGGACCTGATACTGCTGCTGCCGTTTGACGCATTTCGTCTATCGAACCAGGCATTACAGGTCTAGTAGTTGTAGGAATACCTGTTCCTGGTGCTTGAGGGTTAGTCCCTGCTTGATTGCCTTGCTGGAAGTTGCCAGCGTTAGGCAGTTGCATAGCACCTTGTGTATTCATAATATTCTGAGCAGTCTGCTCTGGTGTAGGAATTTCTGGACCTGCACCTTGACCAGCAGCATCAAGAATGTTTTGAATCGTAGGAATACGAGAGGCTGCTGCTGCTTGCAACTGCTCTTGAATACCAGGAGACTTGAGGAACTCTTCTTCTAATATCTTGGCTCGTACTTCTAGCGGGTTACTTACGCCGCCTTTGCGGAGTGCTGTATCAAGATCAACGTATCCTGAACGCCAAAGGTTTGCCCAAAGATTGAGTCTGCGCTCTTGTTCTTCAGGACTAACAGAGTTTATTCGGACAATGTTGACGTAATGCCCTTTGATGTCTGAAGGTTTTACAACAGCATCAAGAACACCAGCTTCCGTTTTGCCAAATACAGATACTTTGTCATTGATTACAAGTTCAACAATTCGGAGAATAACCTCACCCTTGTCTTGTAACCCACGTTCCATTGCGTCTTTGACCGCTCCAAAGTTCAACGAAGCAATACCCGCAAGAACAGCGGTGTGGTATCCAGATGCTGCTCCAGTAGGACGTTGCCCTCTAGCAACAGCAGGGACTGTATTAGCCTCAATCGCTTCGTCTAAGAACTGCTTTGCAACTCCAATTTCAGAAGGTGGTCGTGGAGTTTCTCCTACACCAACTTGAACCTGTGGTGGCTTGATGTTCTTTGCGCCAGGAGTATCATCCCACGCTGCCTGAACTTCTTCAGTAATGCCTGGAGGTCCGGTGAACTCAAGAGTAGGCCACGCTGATTTACCTACGATGTCAATGTAATGAGATGCCAGTTGGCTTTGCGCCCGAATCATTTCCATAGACCCGTTTAGCAAACCCATGTATAGCTTATCTGGCTCAGAGTTTCCGGTATCTAAGCCCATTTGAGGCCAGTACATAACCCACGGTAGCCGCCCGTACCCATGTCGGCGTGGCTCCATAACCCATTCGTTATCAGCTACATATGCAACTTGTGAGTGTGTCCAGATTTCTTGAAACTTGATATAGCCCTTTGTATATTTGCCCCACTCTGGAAAGTGTGCTTGCACCCATTCAGCATCTACTTCGTATTCGTAAATAACCCAACGTGGCTGAGTGCCATTGTTCATGTCCCAGATAAGATTCTGTGGATTAACGGCAACAGATTTTATCGGCCAACATATAGATCGCTTTTCAAGAACTTCTTCTACTTGTTCTCTGTATTGAGAAGTAACATCTTCTGAGTGAGGTGGTGGTTCTGGGAAGTCACTCCACTCGTTCGCGATAAATTCGACCTTCTCCCATGCAACTCCGTACAACCCTGCATGTTTTGTTAGTTCTCGATACACAGGAGAGCGATGCTCAATCATGTGGTGCGCTCCAGTGAGGAACTTTTCCATCACTTCTGCACGAGACTGCCCTCTAGGACCAGGTGGAGGCACTGATATGTCTAAAAACTGTGGGCTAACGTGAGATACGAGAGTGTTGATAACAGACTGTGCTGTTCCTAGCCGAACCATTGTTCCGTTTTCAGGAACACTAAAGTCAAAATCGTTTAGGAAAAACCCATCAAGGATTTTTGCTTGGTCTTTAAATTTACGGAATAGTTCGTTACCTGTTGAAGATTTTTCAGAAACCCACGAAAGAGACAATTCAGGCTCATCATTCGGGTTTGATGCTTCTAACTGAATAACTTCAGGTATTTCATGGACAAAATCTAAAACCATTTATTTGATCTCAACAAGTTCTGGGTTCAGTTCTTCGTGTTGCCGCATTTTAGCTTTAGATTTCTGTGCTTTGTATGCTTGCATAAACCTTGATGGACGATATGAAGGATTTGGACGTAACGGATTCATGCGCCGAATAGGTCGTAGAAATTCGTGGTTTTCATTTTCGTACCCTGGTGGGTCACATGACATCAATGCTAACAGTTCTGCGTCAACCCAGTCATCATGTTCGTTAGTTTCGTTGTAAAAAACGTAGCTTCCACCACCACCAGGACGAATACTTATGTCTTCAAGTTGCTTTACAAGTGTTGACCAAGAGGCTGGGAAACGGACGGTTTCGTTCTCAAGTGCTATGTAGTAGTTTTGAAATAGTTGATATTTGCTTTGTGCGCTAAATTTGAACGCTGTAACGGGCATACCGGTGTTTAGCAGGTGGTCAAATACGACATCACCAAGTCCGGTTGAGTCTACTCTAACATCTCCAATGTTCCATCTTTCGATTTCTTTGGAGATAGTTTGTATTTGGCTAACCCAATCGTTTCCGTTCATTTCGAGTGCGTGAACTGATTCTCGTGTGCGAGCGTTTTTGATTACTAGAACTGTATAGTCTTGTTTTTTACCGAGGTCAAGACCAGCAACGTACCGCTGGGTTTCATCAGGGAATAGCATTTCCTTTGAAATTGCTGCTGATTCAATCTTGCTTGGCCTAAAGAATCCTCCACCACCGTCTGGTTGTTTTGCGAGGTACATTCGTTCCCATACCGCTTCTGGCATGGTTTCTTTTTCGTCATTGATCGCTTGTTTTTGTTTTTCTGATAGAAACACATTGTCAAACGTCGTGGCTCTAAATGCTTCGTAGTCTTCTGTTTTGTTTTCTTTAGCCCAGTTAAACAGTTTTGAGAACCAGTGGCTTCGTGTGAACGGTGGGATACCTTCGATACATCCTCTTCCGAGTCTTCCAGAAGAGTTCAACATCGGTCTTAGTTTATTCCAAGCAGCTTCTTTGATGTCTTGTGCTTCTGTAATCCAGATAAAGTCAGGTCCAGCGGTCTGAAGTGATTCAGGGTCATCGGCTGATTTTATTTCGATGTAGCACTCTCGTCGTGCAATATCAGGTGACTTGAGGTTTAGCCATACAGATCGTTCGTCTTCTCGCCAACCGTCGCCTCTGCCGCCGCCTTGAGACTGTTTTCGTCTTACAACAAGTTCTTTAGGCATGAACTGTTTTAGTTCGTTCCATGCTTGTCGAGACTGTGCGAAGTTAGGGGCGACTACCCAAACGTGGATAGCTGGTTCTAGTGTGTGTGTTAGGTCTGTTCCGACAGAGATACCAGCAGCGTCAGCCATTTCTTTTGATGCTAAGAACGGAGTTTTAGAAGCTGCGGTGATAGACCGCATGAGTTCTGTGAGTACAGCCCTTCCCTTACCGGCGCGTCTTCCAGCCCATACGACTTTGATGCGGGATTCGGATTCGTGGAATTTGCGTTGCCAGGGTGACGGTGTGTACTTGTATGGCACTTCGCTGCGCTTCCTGTCGTTACGACTTGTTGAGTATGTCTTCTAGTTCAAACAGGCTAGATTCGCCGCTCATGTCGATGGTGTTACTTGGAGTATTAGTTTTGGGTATTTTTTCTTGTGGAAGGTTGACCATTGGTTCTATTTCAAGCAGTCCAGCTTTTTCGATCAGTTTATTTTCTGCTGCTGATACCTTGCCAGTTTCTGCTTTGATGAATGAGGTTATACCAGATTCCATCATGTAGACCCGTTGAAGTGCCGACCATTTTACTTGGAATGATAGTGGAACTTTGCTTTTGCTGAAGTATGTGGCGGTTCGATATTCGTAGTTGTTATCAACAAATTCGTTTACAGCTTTTTTGAAAGAAACATTTTTTTCGACAAGATTCTTAGCGGCTTGAAACTCCCAATCAAAATCGTCACACATAGCTTCTAGTGCGTCTTCACCAACGCCGTAGGAAGGTA